CATAACCTCCGTTAGATACCTTTGGGTTTGACGTTTCTGAGGTTTGGGTACTTGTGTCTGTTTTAGAGGTTTGACCTCTACAAGATACTGCTTAACTCCTGTTGATTCCTTTATTTTGACCCAGAAATCTGGAAAATACCTGTGTACTCTGTTATCTGTAGGACATTTATATGGAATTATTATCTCTTCCGATGACCAACTGAGCACCGATCTGTCACTATCACACCAGTTCATGAACTTAAGTTCCCAACCAGACCTATAAAATACGTTAGTTGGATCCCCTTTATACTTCTTATAGTTTTTGGGTTTGAACTTTCCTTGTTTTAGAGACATAAATAAAAATACCACCCCATATGGGTATTTATGGCACTCAAGACAGTTACACAATTTTTAGAGAATCTAAAGAATAGCGGAGGTCCGTCCTCTACTAATCAGTTTGACCTGGAATTTAGTAGCGTATCTGTGCCCTTGAAATTACATGTTGGAAAATTTGGTGTTGATGCGGGACATAATCCATCATTCAATGGACTGATGGTTGACATGATCAATGAAGCTCAGATTCCTGGTGTTTCTCTCACATCACAAGATGTCAAGCAAGTTCATAAAGGTGTTAATATCAAAGCCGCAATGGCAAAGGTATATAATGAGATGGACTTTTCATGTATACTAGACGTTCACTCTGAAGCATTTAAGTTCTTCACAGCATGGCAGGACTTTATACAAGGAGGAAATAGGATCAAGGTAGCACCTACAGCACCATCTGGTAAACCTTATACTAGAGGTCTTGCTATGAACTACTATAATGACTACACATGTGATCTAAAGATCAAGAAGTTTGAGAAATTTGCGGGTTCGGCAATTACTGGGGAATTACATGATAAAACTGAACAGTTTCATGTCTTTACTGTCAACCTAGTTAAAGCATATCCTTATATGATGTCATCTATTCCATATAGTTCAGCTGGATCTGGAGTTGTGAAGCTTAGTATTGGTATGTACTATGAGTATTCTGAATTTACACCTTTCGAGTATCCACAGAAAACAAAGCTTCCTGGTACTGACGTTTAAAAATAGTCCCTATATAATATAATTGATTACTTATTATGCCATTACCTGAACTTGTTACGCCAACGTATGAGTTGGTCGTGCCTTCATCTAAGAAGAAATTAAAATATCGTCCTTTCCTTGTTAAAGAACAGAAGATTCTGATTCTAGCACTAGAAGAGAATAATACTCAGCAGATATTAGCAGCAATTAAAGATATATTCAAATCTTGTATCATCACTAGGTTTAAGATGGATGACCTGTCTATCTTTGACGTTGAGTATATTTTCCTACAACTACGTGGTAGATCTATTCAAGAGACTATTGATATAGAAGTAACATGTGATGATGATAAGGAGACTAAAGTCCCCGTAACAATCCCCGTTGACGCAGTGAAGATCCACTTTCCGAAAGGACATGAGTCAGAGATCAAACTAAATGATGATATAGTAGTAGTAATGAAGTATCCTAACTTAGAATACTTCGCAAAGGTTAATTTCACAGATGAAGAGACTGATCCATATGAATTAGTCGCTACATGTATTGACCGAGTATACAATAAAGGAGAGGATTGTGGATCATTTACAGCTGAAGAAGCTCAACAATGGTTGGAGAAACTTACTAATGACCAGTTTGAAAGTATCCAAAAATTCTTTGATACTATGCCTACTCTTAGGCATGAGCTTACAGTTACTAATCCTAACACAGGCGTTAAGACAAATACAGTCATCGAGGGATTAGTTAATTTTTTCGGATAGCCCTATTCCAAGAAGG